CGAACAACCTGGAGATTGTTGCCGTAAGAAAGAAAGTTAGCAGCGGTAAAGAATGATTGGAAGGTTGTTCCATTAGGCTTACCAAATCGCTCTACCAGTTGATTTTCAGAATCAACAGTTACGACTTCTTCTACGGGGCCCCATTGGAACGAACCAGCAAAACCGCCGGCTGTGGTAGCAACTGCTGGGACGACCGATGTTAGGTCCCTTTCAGTAACTACTACGCCTGGTGAAAGCTGAAATGCCATTTTGTTCTCCTTATAATGTTACATTACATAACAAAACTTATATGGTTATTTATAAATATCCGTCTTTTAAGATTACCAGCTTTTCTCACGTAGATAGTCTTTTAAATCACCCTGATATTTATCCGTGAACCACAAGTCCCCATCTATAACTTCTGGAACTAGCTCTTCTGGCATTCCATTGTTTATAAATCCAAACGGGGTTAGTTCTTCTTCTATGTTGATCATTTGTTGTTTAAATAAAGCTTCTCTATTATTTGCATTCATTAGATCTTTGAAAACCGGGTCATTAGAAGCCCAGCTGAAAAGAACTAGTGTCATAGTCAAGTCGTCATTATAGCCTTCATCTGCTTTGAAAGTACCTTTGGTTTCAACAAACGTTGAAAACTCTGAAATTATGTCCTTATCAAAAACTAAAAGCTTATTATTTTCAACTAAAGATTTTAAAGACGAGCAGCCAATACTTTTGACTTGCTTAGTAGTTCTCACACCTAGTTTTGCATCTCGACCTGAGCTAGAAATGTGTTGACCATATCTTGAATCACTACCCACCCACATCATATTTTCGTATTCTAGATCGTTATGTAATATATCAGCAATTTGTTGACCAATATCGTTTATTTCAACTAAGATATAAGCATTGTTGTAATCTTTAGCAACTTTATGAATTACGGTTGGGTAAAGCAACGGGCTGATTTTGTTATCACGATACTTGGCAACAACTTTAAACGGGTATTCAGTAGTGTTAATTACAGTGAATGCAGAATGATCTCTTTCTACACCTCTAGAGGTATCAGCTGATATCATATAGAAGTTACCGGGTTTCGGTTCTTCTATAATATCTAGATTGTCTTTACTGTAAACATAATTTATAGGCGACAATCTTGCAATTGTATCTGGTGATATAAGAGTATTAGAGGAACCAAGGAAAGCACATAGTACTTCCTGATTAAATTTAACATCCCCAAGCAGAGCTTTTTGCTCAGAAGCCCATTTCTCATCACGTTTTGGATGTTCCCAGTAATTAACTCTTAAATGTTTAAAGCCGTTCGCTCCGCTTTCAGCATCATTCCAAAACTTCCAAAAATGGTTATAACCTAGTGGTGTAGAGGTTAGAATAATCTTAGTCGTTTCACCTGCAGATACAACTGGGTAAACAGAGGTGAAGAATTGTTCAGCAATGTTGTTAGGAACAATGGCCACCTCGTCGACATACAGTAAATTAACCGATTTACCGCGAATACCAGCTGAAGAAGTTGCAGCAGTGAATACAGAGGAACCATTCTCTAATTCGACGTCGCCCTTGTTCCAGGTTTTAATGCCCTGCTGCATCCAAATAGGTACATTCTCGTACATTAACTGATAACGAGAAAGAATTTCCATTGCAGCATCTGATTTATATGCCAGAATAGCAACGGTCTTATTATTGTTAAATAGGGTATACCAGAGAATATAAGCAGCTACGGTTTGAGACTTACCCATCTGCCTGGGCTGCATACTGATAACTTTGCGGTTATCTTGTATAACATCAATAAACTTCTCTTGGTAACCGAAAAGCTCGAATGGTATTAACTGTTCGCTATCAAGTGAAACGATCTTACAATAAGTTTTAATGAAGTACTTTGGGTCATCCTTGCACTTCATTAACTCCTGAACCTGCTCATAGGTGTATTGGATTGAATATCCAATTTGTTTAAGTGAGCGGTTACCGTTATAGGAATTTTTATTTTGTGTCAATTTGCTTTAGCTTTCTGAGCGCTAATAAGCTTCATAAGTTCGGAAGTAGAGCCAGCAAATACTATATTGTTTTGCGTACTTATTTTTTGAGGCTCTTCACCGGTAATATCTTTTTTCTGTTTATGTAGATTAATAAGATCTTTTGCTATATCCGATTGCGCCTTAACTAGCTGTCCTACAACCTCATAGGCTCTTGGGTGTTCAGAATTTTTTGAAATATGAATTAATTCTGTTATCACATCTTCATTTTTATTAATAAGATTACGAAGAGTATTTCTAGCCAAAGCAAAGTCATCTTCTTGCTCTAAAGCTGATGATGCTGCTGGAGGTACTATTTCTAAAGGGGTGTTAACAGGCGTATCAATATTAAATACGTCGTTAATCTTTTCAAATGACTTCATTAAAAATCCTCAAACGTTTCAATTATACCAATGTCATCCCCGGGAATAGCTGTGCTTGGGTCTACCTGCGCAGAATATGTTTGCTGTTTATTAGCAAGTGCAGCATCACTAAATGTATTAACAGTAGTAGTGCGAATAATGCCTTGTTTATTAATTGGGCCGTAAAAGTTGAGTTTCATTGTAAAGCTTAATGTCCAAATAATGGCTCTTCTTAAATTAAAGTCTGCTTCATAATTATCATCATAAGATACGCTGTCAAGAATAATAGGTAAATCGTTCTTTATACCTAGTGCGGGTATAGCATTTAATGAAAGGTTAAAATCCGGATTAAAGTAGGGCAGAATTTGTTCTATTATTTGCAGACCGTCATCTTGATCTTTGGTATAGCAGTACAACATCATATTAATGTTGTAAGGGGTCGGGGCATACTGAGCGTTCAATGTAGTAGATGTGGCATTAACAGCCCGATTTTGCTGTACCAAACTTATTCTTCGCCCGGGATCATAAACTATACCGGCCATCTCAAACGCTAGTCTAGGAAGAAATGTCTGAAAGCTTTGCTCGAAGCTTTGAGGTTGAGCGGCAATTCGAGCTAAAAACTTACTTTTTGGCGCGTAGGAAAGAGGTACTTTTAGTGTTTGTACAACTTCACCGCTATCATTTCTTCTACCAAAAGCTATAACCGATTTTCTAATCGTACCCCAGTAGAATTTTTGATTAAGCATTTATTTCTCCGAACGGATTAGTTTCGGTGAAATCTAACACGTTAATATTATCTGTGAAGTCTTCATTTTGAGCATTAGGTAGAATATCTCTAACTTCATAGTTCTCTAATATGAGAGAGGACGGTGTAAAGTACTCAAGAAGAACCCTGCTACCATTCTCAAGCAGTACATTGAATTCATTTATATCAACAGATTTTTCAGCTGCAATATCATCGATGTCTGCAACCCCGGTGTTAAACTTCTCTGAACCATACTGCATTAACTCGCATTCAAGCTTGTATACGTATAGTTTACCAACCTGGAAGAATGGATCTTTTGATTCAACAAACTTAATTTCAAAAAAAGCTTTAGTTAATGGAAAATAAAGAATATCCCCTTCAGCGGGTCTTGTCGTTAGAACAGCTTCACCGGATCGCGCAACTATCTCATCCCACCGTCTTCTCGATACAATAAATGTAGCTGTATCTCTGATCTCCACCCCAAATTTGGTCATGAGATCTCCATCACCTTCGAACCCATTAGTGTTTTGCAGATACATTTCTAGAGGAAATGCAAAGTCAAATCTATTTAAGTTATCTTCCCCGAGAATAAGATCTTCACTTACAGACTTACGCGGTATATAGAAGACATCAAAACCGTATATCTTTAGGCACTCTATTATAAGGTCTTCTACTAATAACTGCTCTGATGATCTACCACCCGGTATACCAGATTGAAAGTAAAAATTGGTTGCCATTATTGGTATCTTCTATGTGGAGCAGCTATTGCCTTGACTATAAAATCCATATGTGGGCTGTTGAGAATTAGCCTGTAAAAAAATCTATCGGTAATTGATAGGTATTTTTACCTTCATCTTTAAGATTTGCTATTTCTTCTACAGCTTCGTCATATATTTTCTGACCGTTAAGCGTCACGCCTCCGGGAAGCTGAACGCCTTCGAATTTCTTAAGATTGGTTCCCCACTGACGTTTAATTAAAGCAGTCGCATAACGCTTTAAGAAGCCATCATTGTAAACATCGGTGTAGGTGTCCGGGTCTAAAAATTGCCATCCTTCTACAATAATATAATCACCCACCTTAACATCATATCTCCAATCCATGTCAATGAATAGTCTGTTCATATGACGGTTGAATCTTACTGGTTTTTGACCTGTCATTAGATCATTAATAAGATTAAGATGTGTTTTAAGCTGGCTGTAATAGATAATATCCGTATTAGTCAGCGACTGAATGTTGTTTAAAAGCAGCTGATATCTTACATCGAACATACCCATACCGGATGTCTTATTGGACAGCTGTAAGATTCTTTCCACACCAAAGAACGAATCATCTAGAGAGATGTACTTGTTATCATAATTACCCAAAGTTATTGAGGATAAGGTGGCTGAAGCGCCAGACGTACCGCCTGTTATAGTTTCGCCGGCAGAAAAAGTACCTTTTACATCATATACTTTAAATCGATTTGCTGATACATTGCTATTTACAAATGCAGTAGCACCTGATGCTGACCCAGTAATTTTCTCTCCGTTTGAGAAAGAAGCAGCGTTCACACCTGTAATTTGAACAAGTGAAGCGTCTATTAAAACGCTCTTGTATACCTTTTCTGTCGCATCATAATGAAAGTCACGGTAGAACTGAAATGCTTCATCAATTCTATCTTCTAGCTGATCGTCATCGATATTGATTTCGAGTACAGGGTGCCCCAGCTGTCTGAGGCAGTAATCAATTAACCCTTGTCTGCTTGATGGATTAGCCATTTAATTTCTCGATTTGTTTCTTTAAAGTATTTATTTGGTCTTGTTGTTCTTTAATAGCTTCAACCAAGACACCGATAAGGTTGGTGTAGCGAATACCAAGGTAACCGTTATCGTCCTTAGTAACTACTTCAGGAATAACTTTCTGAACTTCTTGAGCAATAAGACCTATAGCTTCATTGCCTCCTTCTTTCCATTTGAAGGTAACGCCTCTCAAGCTATTTACCTTATCAAGAGCACCTTCAACAGTCTTAATATTCGACTTAAGTCTCTTATCAGATGAAGAGTTGTAGTCGGTTGAAGTTAACAGACCAGAAGAAGGATTAAATGTTAGCTTTGTACTAGATACTTTTTCGCCCTGTGCCCCTGACGTCCCAGCGGTAAAGTTGGGGTAGTGGGTCGAATTAGTTGTAGTATCATCAGTTATTGTAGAGTTTGTAGCTGTTGTAGCTGTACCTGACAAGGTCGCAGTAATAGTCCCGGCGCTAAAATTACCCGATGCATCTCTTGCAACTATTGTACTGCCGGTGTTTGCGTTGGTAGCATTACTTGTAACTGTAAATGTTGTAGCCCCTGATCCGTTATATGTTGTAGAGCCACTTAAACCGGTACCAGATGTTGACAGGGTTAATGTGCTAAGGTTATTACCCAATAATATACCAGAAATTGAGTTAGCAGCTAGACGGGCTAGCCCCAAAGTTCCAGAAGTAATATTAGTAGCGTTAGTGGTATCAGTCGTAGCAGAAGTCGCTAGACCTGACACCGCTCCTGCTGCAATCGCAATTGATACGTTAGATGCTGATGTTATGTGACCGGTGGCGTTAACTGTGTAGACTGGTACAATGGCAGCACTTCCGTATGTAGAGGCAGACACCCCTGAAGTACTATGAGATAAAGTAATTGCCCCGGTTGAAGCAGATGTAGCAATTGGAGATGTTGCAGATACAGAAGTCAACTTAGCATCAGTATAGGTAGTGCTAATTGACGAACCCTGCCAAGTACCCGATACAACTGTACCTAAAGCTGAATTAGATGTAATTAATAAACTACCAGAGTTGACGTTTCCAGAAGTTTGGAAGTTACCAGCTGTAAAGTTGCCAGACACGTTACCGGCTGCAGCTCCAACGTTGGCCGACAGCATAACGGATGTTCCGGTTGCTAATCCGAGTATTGGTGTTACTAGTGTTGGTGTGGTAGCAAATACTAGTGAGCCAGAGCCAGTCTCATCAGAAATTACACCAGCCAGTTGAGACGACGTAGTTGCACCAAACTGCGCTAAGGTACCTGCTGTAGTTGCAAGCCCGGTAACAGCACCTGTGCTACCGTTAACTGATGTAACTTTAGCATCTGTATAGGTAGTGCTAATTGAAGAGCCTTGCCAAGTACCCGATACAACAGTACCTACTGAAGAGTTTGTAACAACTCTTAGGTTATTTGCGTTAACATTACCAGAAGTTTGTAAGGTACCTGCAGTTAACGAACCAGCAACAAGTTCGTTGTTTGAGTTAACGTTACCAGAAGTTTGGAAATTAGCTGCTGTAAAGTTACCGG